TGCGCCAAACAAAGACGAGGACGCGGAATGAGCTTCGCACATAACTCGGTGATTACTAACGACGAGCCGCAGTGGGCCGATGTCGATAAGACCAAGCTCCCGCGCGAGGCGTTCGCCGACATGGGCGAAGACAGCAAATCTTCCACCTGGAAATTCCCCCACCACTGGGTCCGAAACGGCAAAAACCCCGACGCGTCCGGACGCCCCACCGATGGCCAGATGTACTTGCACACAGGCGGGCTTGACGCGGCATCGTCAGCGGCCAACGGTACACAGAAGGCCGACTCCGAGGTAATAAAACACCTGGAGGCACACCGCAAGGCACTGGAAACCCCCGGCGAGGCCAATTCCACCGCCAGCAGCGATCTTGAAGCATCTGTGCCCACGGACGGCCAGCTTGCGTTCCTGGCCCCCATGAATGTGACCGCCTCCGCCGTCGATGGCGGCGCTGCCGGCCAAAGACTGCCTCGTTTTGACATTAACGCCTACAACGGTGGGCCGATGTGCCTGGCCAACTGGGGCCTGCCTGTGGTGGTGGATTTGCAGGGCGTCCAGACCCACTCACAAAACATCCCCGTCCTCAAGGATCACCGGTACGCCGATGTCGTCGGCCACACCGATTCTGTCAAGGTGGGCGCGTCAATCGACATCGCGGGGGTCGTCTCGGGCACTGGGCCCGCCGCCAAAGAGGTCGTCGCCAACAGCAAGAACGGGTTCCCCTGGCAGGCGTCCATCGGCGGGAGAGTGCTACAGAAGCAGTATGTGGCCGAGGGCGCGAAGGTCAACGTCAACGGCGCCGACCACCACGGTCCCATCATCGTCGCCCGCAAATTCGCACTCGGCGAGGTCTCCGTGACCGCGCTGGGCGCTGATACATCATCGTCAACAACCATTGCCGCCAGCGCCAAGGGCGCTTCGCCGGCCCAGGAGATCACCATGACTGACACCGCAACACAAGTTGCTGGCACTGCCGACAAAGAAGCCCCTGCCGCTGCCGGGCCTAAGATCGAGGCATCCGCGGCAAACGGCGCTCCAGACCTCACCCAAATCCGCGCCTCGGCGGCCGCCGAGTACAAACGCATCGCCGAGATAGACAAGTTGTGCGGCAAGAAGTATCCCGAGATCGCCGCCAGCGCCATCGAGAAAGGCTGGGACTCCGAGCGGATCGGCACGGAGATTCAGCTCGTGGATTTGCGGGCCAGCCGCCCCACCGCCCCGGCCGTCATCGTCCATGAAGGCATTTCCGACACCAAGACCATCGAGGCGTGCGGCCTGATTGCGTCGGGCGTCCGGGACGATGCCACGATGGTGAAGGCGTACGGCGAGAAAGCGATGGACATCGCCCACAGGCACCGCGCGATGGGCATCCGCGAGTTCTTCGCCCTGTGCGCCAGCGCCGAAGGCAGGACGCTCCCGCCCTGGTCCATCGGTCCCAATGACTTCATCCGCGCGGCGTTCAGCACGGTGTCGCTGCCGGGCATTTTGTCCAACATCGCCAACAAGGTCATGCTCGACAGGTACAACGCCGTCGATCGCGCATGGCAGGCGTTCTGCAAAAAAGGCATCCTTAACGACTTCAAGACCCATTATCGCTACAGGATGACGGAAGATTTTAAGTTCAAGCCCGTCGGTCCCGACGGCCAGCTTCCAAACGTGCAGCTTGGCGAGCAGGCATACCAGATTCAGGCCGGAACACAGGGCGCGATCATCACACTGGCGCGGCAGATGATCGTCAACGATGATATGAACGCCTTCGCTGATATGCCGGCGCGATTTGGCATCGGCGCCGGCGAAGGTGTCGCCGAGACGGTGTACACGCCGCTCCTCAATAACCCAAACCTGGTCCAGGACGTGCAGGCCAATCCGCCCCAGACGCCAGTACAGTTCTTCTCAGCGGCGAACAACAACTACCTCTCTGGCGCCGGCACGCAGTTCGGCTTCGCGGGCCTCTCTGGCCTGTACAACCAGTTCCTCTTGCAGACCAAGCCCAACGGCAGACCGCTCAATGTGGAGCCAAAGATTCTGCTGGTGCCCACGCAACTCAAGCTCGCGGCGATCCAGCTTATGAAGCAGACGCCCCTTATCGCCTCAATCGCCACCACCGGCGCCAAGAGCACCGTAACGCCATCATACAACGTCCTGGGCGACCTGTTCGAGGTCGTCAGTTCGCAGTATTTGAGCAATACCACGTTCAATGCAAACGCCCTGGCGACGGCCTACTACCTGTTCGCCGACCCGATGCTGCTGCCGGCCATCGAGGTCGCGTTCCTCAATGGCATCGAGCAGCCAGTGATCGAACGCGGCGAACCGAACTTTGAAATCCTGGGCATCCGCTTCCGCGCCTTTTTGGACTGGGGCGTCGCAATGGAAGATTTCCGCGGCGCGGCCTATTCCAAGGGCGACCAGCCATAGGAATTGCTTGCCACGGCGTAGCCGAAGGCGAAGCCGGGCGGATTGAAGAACAACAACAGATTGGAGCATGGCAATGGCTAACTATCCAAACATGGCAGGATTTCAAGCCCCGTTCGTCAACGGCGAGGGCATTATCCCCTACACGCCGGCGGCGTTCACACCGGCGGGCACCGTCATTGTACTGGGTTCGCACATCGGCATCACCAAGCTGGACATCCCGGCAAACATGCTGGGCGAGGTCCACACCAAGGGCATCTATGCGATGCCCAAGGGGACTGCTGCCGGTTCTGGCGCTGCCCTGGCGCAGGGCACGGATGTGTACTGGGACGCCGTGCATCTGGTCGTAACGACCACGGCGGCCGGCAATACCTATATCGGCTGGGTCAGCCAGCAAAACGCCCCCGCCGACGCCGACACCAACGTCCTCGTCAAGCTGCATCAGTAAAGGCAGGCCGAAGGCTGTAGACCGTAGGCTGTAGGAAAGACAAAGACATCTGCGCCTACAGCCTACAGCCTTCAGCCCACAGCCTGGAGTTCCAATGGTCGATCTGCTTGGACAAGCTGCCCTTTGGCTCACCCGCACGCGGGCGCAGAATTGCGCTACCGTGGTGGCCTACAGCCGCCCCGGCGCCCCTGCCCAATCGGTGAACCTGGCCGCGACGCCCGGCACGACCACATTTGAGATCGATAACGGCTACGGCGTGGTCGAGCGCATTGTGAGCCGGGACTTTTTGATAACGGCGAGCGACCTGGTGCTGGGCGGCGCGGTTGCCCATCCACGGCCTGGCGACTGCATAACGGAGTCGGCAGCCAATGGCACGTTCGTTTACGAGGTGATGTCGCCGGGCAAGGAACCCTGCTGGCGCTGGAGCGACCCGTACCGCAACACGATCCGCGTCCACACAAAGCAGGCGAGCAAGCAGGTGCAGCCATGACGACCTACAGAAAAGGCACGATAGAGACGGCGGACTTTCTGTTTGACGCGCAGAGCGGCGCACTATTGGCGACTGTAGCCAGCGCCGCCTCGCTGTCCGCCAGCGGCCTTTGCACACCCGCCGTGGCGGGCACACCGCAGCAATTGACCGGTTCATGGGCTACGGCCACCGCCTACGTGTCCGGCAATGTGCGCCTGGACACCGACAATACGACATGGTTGTGCCTTGTCGGCCATACCAGCGGCAACGGCACCTTCGCGGCCGATCGCGCTGCCCATCCGACATACTGGCAGCCGATTACAAACTGCAAATTCGTGTGGATCGGGGCGCCGGTGTCGGCTCTGGGCGTAGCGACCAATCAACAGCCGGTCTTCATCGGGGCGTTCAATATCGCCGGTGAACCCAATATCCCGATCACGGTGGCCAACTTCGAGGGGATGCCGTTCCCGGTGTCCGACCCATCCAAGATATTCGTGCAGAGCGGACATGCGGGCGATGCGGTGGTTTTCCGCATCTTTACATAGGCAAACAATGAGCACCACTTATACAGCTATAGCTACCGGCAACTGGAGTGCATCGACCACCTGGTCGTCGGGCAACGTTCCCAACCCGGCAACGCTTGGCAGCACAGACAGCGTTGTCATCGGCAACTTCATCGTTACCTATGACCCCAACGGCGGCGCCCTTGTCTGGACGCTGGGCACGCTCAATATTAACGGCACCACCGGCGGCGGCCTGACGGCAAACAGCGTGGCCATGAGCGGCGGGGCTATCACCATCGGTGCCAAGAGCACGATCACATGGGGCGCGTTCAATCTGACTGGCGGGCTCATTACCGACAATCGCCCCAGCACCGCCGGCATGAGCGGTTTTGGTGCGATCACCACAAGCGGCAACTGGGGATGGTCGCTGGCGCCCAGCGCGACGGTTATCCTTCCGTCATGGGTCAATAATGGCGGAACGGGGACTTTCCTGGGCAGCGGGTCTGTCGGCGGTATCAGCGGCACATGGAGCGGACTGACCGTCGGCGCCCCGATGGGAATGACGTTCTCCGGCAACACGACCTTCAATTGCGGCATCGGAACTAACCCCGGCGGCTGGTCTTTCGCCAGTCCCAACATCGGCATAACGATTGCGGCGGGCGTGACCTTCACCTGCGGATATTCCGTCGCGGCAAACGCCGGGGGCGGCAACTTTCTGGCCAACTATGGGACACTGACGCTTACCGGCTCTTTCAGTGCCTCCACAGCCAACTTCAAGGTGAACAACTTCGGCACGCTCACGGTCGGGTCTTCGAGCGGCGTCGGCACGTTCAATATGCCAATAGACAATTACAAGACGCTCAAGCTCTATCTGGGCAGCCCGATCACCACAGGTGTGAATTCCAAATGGCGGATGATGCGCCGCGAGGCAACCTTAACCGACACCAGCGGCAATGCGATGGCGGATTCCAGCAGCATGTCGGGCTTTGCCCGCTACAGGATAGGTGCGTAATGAGCCTCCAGGACAGGATCAATGCGGGACAGGCACTTTTGGCGCTCACGCGTGACTTGACCCCTGACGAGCAGGAGACCGTCAAGATCGGGGCGGCATCCGCCAGCGCACAGGCGTCGATCCTGAATTTTGAGTGGTTGCTCCAGACTTATCCCGACGTGGCCGCCGACGTGGTTGCCGACTTTCAGCAAGACCCTTCCTACCAGGTCTTGATGAAGATTCTGGGAGGCTCTAGCCAGTGACGACCGCTAACGACATCGCGGCTGCCGTGGTAGCGGACATGAATGGCGCGCCTGCGGGCACGTTTGGCCAGCCATTCTCCGCAGTGCAAGCATATCTCCCGCAGTACGACCTTGGCGAGATGAAGGATCTGCACATGACAGTCGTGTCCAAGGGCGTGACGGTCCAGCCGTTTGGCCGCGGGGCGTGCCAGTATGACTATGCGGTTGATGTGGCCGTGCAGCAGAAGTTGGCCGCCACCGACCCCGCCACGATCGCGCCTCTTATGAGCCTCGTTGACCAGATCGCCGACTTCTTCCGCTTGCGGCGATTGAGCAGCTACCTCGGCGCCATCTGGGCAAAGACCGAGCATCCGTATCTGTACTCGCAGGAACACTTGGAGCAGCTTCGCCAGTTTACCAGCGTCCTGACGCTGACGTTCAGGGTGATCGAGTGATAGACCTCAAGATCAAGGAAATGTTCTTCGACCGCAAGACGGTGATCAACGCTGTCGATCGCGCCACGCGCAGCGTGTTGTCAAGGTTCGGTGCATTTGTGCGGACGGCGGCGCAAAGCAGCATTCGCAAACGCAAGCGGATATCCCAGCCAGGCCAGCCGCCGTCGTCCCACGTCGGCACGCTCCGGCGGCTGATATTGTTCGGCTACGAGCCGGCGAGAAAAAGCGTGGTGATCGGGCCGACGCCCTTTGGGGACGGCAAGGCGCCGGAGCTTCTGGAGCAGCAGCACGTCGCCGGCACCACGATGCGCACACGCGTCAAGGTCACGCGACGCGGCAAGGTTCAGACCGTCTCGGCGGCCTACAAGTCCAGGCCGTTCATGGGGCCGGCGCTGGAACAGGAAAAGCCCAAGCTGCCCTCTATGTGGGCAAACTCGGTGAGGCCATAGCCATGATTGTCTTTGGAATTGAAGGACACGCATATTTGAATACCGTGCCCGACAGTGCGATTGGCGCCGCCGGCTGGATTGACATGACCATCGTTCGCAATTTGAGCGTCGCCCGCGAGCTGAAGGAAGTCGATGTCACTACCCGCGCCAGCCTGTACGAACTGACCGATATGCGGCTAACCAACGCGGTCATTCAACTGGAATTGCCGCTTGATCCGCTGGATGTCGGCTACCAGGCGTTGGAGACGGCATATGTGAACAAGGCTGGCGTCAGCTTGGCCGTGCTGTCTGGCGCAATTACCGCCTATGGTTCTCGCGGGCCGGTGGGGACATTCAACATTACCGCTTTTGATCGGGAAGAGAATCTTGACGGCGCGATAATGATGAAGGCGACGGCTAAGCCCCTGCGGAACATTTCTGAATACGTAGCGTTGCCCGCTGCCCCCACCGGCGTATCCGCCGCCCTGGTCAGTGGGTGCATCGACGTTTACGAAACCCCCAACACTAACCACGATGGGGTCCACCTGTATTACTCGACCGACAACGGGAACACCTGGACGCTCTACACCTTGCAAGCCAGCGCCGGGAACAACTGGATTCGATTGATGAAGACCGATGGCTCGGGCGCATCGGCGCTGCCGCCCGGAACCTATGTCTTCCGCCTTACCAGCGCCGCGCAACTCGGCAATGCCGTGTTTGAGTGCGTGCCGACGGTACCGACGAATTCCGTCACGCTTAGCTGACCAGGAGAATAAACATGACCATTAGATTCGGCGTAGAAGGCAAACTTTACTACTGTACCGCCGGCATCGGCGGCGCGCCCGCCTGGGTGCTCTACAAGGGCGTCAAGAACGTCACGAACCCCAACTCGCTCAAAGAAGTGGATGTCACCACTCGCGCCAGCGCCAATTACGAGGCCACCGATGGCAGGATCAAGCAGACGCACGTGGAGTTTGAAGCACCCTTGGACCCTGCCGACCCCAATTACATAGCCTTCGAGACGGCGTACATCAATAACAGCATCATCGGCATTGCCGACATGACCGGCGCCAGCGGGGATGTTGACACGACCACGCCCCCGACGATGGGCTCTACCAGCCGGGGCCTGTGGGCGGACTGCAAGGTGACGCAGTTTGACCGCGACGAAACCATTGAAGGTGCCATGGTCATCAAGGTCACGGTCAAGCCGACATCCAGCGTCAATACGCCGCTCTTCAAGATAATGCCGTAGTAGTGGCCAGTGAACAGTGGTCAGTGGACAGTGCCCTTGGTCGTGAGGGCGTGGTCCGTGAGCGAAGGGCTTGTCGGCTATCAAGAATACTGACCACTGACCACTGACCACGGACCACTCTTATAGGAGTTTGCCAATGCGAACATTTAATGACAATGCAGGAAGAACGTGGACTGTCACGGTGAATGTTGACGCCTTCAAGCGGGTGAAATCTCTTTTGAACGTGAACCTTATGGAGGCGGTCGAGGGCAAGCTGCTGGAGCGGCTTGTGGCCGATCCGATCCTGCTGTGCGACGTGATCTACGCCGTGTGCAAGCCCCAGGCCGACGCTGCCAATGTCTCCGACATGCAGTTTGGCCAGGCGATGGGCGGGGATGCGATCGAGCTGGCCACGACCGCGCTTTTGGAGGAGTTGTGCGATTTTTTCCCGCAAGGCCGCCGGGTGCTGCTGCGGAAGGCCCTGGAGAAACTCCAGAGGTTCCAGACGCTGGCATACAAGACGGCCGGGGAGAGGCTCGACAGCCCGGAGATGGAAAAGAAGCTGCAAGCGATCCTCGACAGCTCTATGAGTTCTGCTTTGAACTCGGCGGGATCGTCGGGATCGACCCAGGCCCCTTCACCCTCCGCGAATTGATTGTGATGGCCCAGGCTGCAAGCAAGGATGCCTGGTCCCGGACGAGTGCGACGCTGGCGATGTTGGCAAACGTGAACCGCGATCCCAAGAAGCACAAGCAGCCGTTCATGCCAAGGGACTTTGACCCTTGGACGGCGCCGCCAGCAAGGCCGCAAGCGCAAGCTTTGGCAAACACGATGAAAAGAGTCAGTACGCGTGTACTGACCAGGATTCTTTTAGAAACCCCGCAAGGGAAGGAGTCTTTCACATGAAAGGCATGAAGCAAGCAGCAGTCCTCGTGATCGTGCTGGTGATGTGCATCGCAGGGTGCGATGTCTATACCAGCCAAACCGTCGCCACGTTCGACACGAACGCAGCCAGCGCCCGCAGCGCGGCCGATGCCGCAAACGCCGGCCAGACCTCCCAGCCAGCGATGGCCTACCAGTTGGAGTGTTTTGCAGAAACATTTCAGAACCTCTCGGACGCCGGCCACTGGCGGCAGCCGACGTACACGGCGGCGCCTACCACCGTCCCGACAACCCTGCCGTGGACGCCTAACCCGCAGAAGTAGCAGAAGCAGCAGAAGAAAAGGTACTCCGAGCAAGGAGTTTTGGTCATGGGAATTGGACAACTGGTAACACAGGAGATCAGAAAAATGCAACAGGGAATGACAGCGCTTCAGACGGCAGTGGCGTCTTTGACAACCGAGGTGCAGAACGATGTTGTCGTGCATCTCCAGGGCCTTGACCAGCAGGTCGGCAACCAGGCGGCGCAGATCGTGGCCCTTCAAGGCCAGATGGCGACGCTCCAGAGCCAGCTTGCCAATACTGACGTGGATGCGGATGTGCAGACACAGGCTGACCTTATTACTCAGCAAGTGTCGGCGCTGGCGGCTACCACGGCCGCACTCAAGAACACCACGGCTGCGCAGGTGGCGGCGGTGGCGCCGGCAGCCGCAGCGGGCCAGGCAGCAGCCCCGGCAACCGCGCCGGACACGGCGCCTGCCTCCAGCGGCTCTTAACGACAACCAGTGGCACCGGCCTGCCGCCCGTGTGGGCGGCAGGCCGGGCCATCGGGCAACGATTCAATCTCGCCCTTGGCGAGTAAGGAGTTTTTATGAAGTTCGATTTCGACCAGGCGAAGGCGGTTCTCACCGCGCAACTTAACGCGGCCACCGACCCCTCCGCCAAGGCAGCGGCAACCGCCGCCCTTGCGTTCATGGACAATAACCAGGCCCAGCTTGTCTCACTTGGCGAAAATGCCATTATGCAGATCATCAATGCATACCTCGCCGGCAACGACAGTCAGGCCGTGACCGTGTTTTACAACATCAATCAGCAGGCCGCGAACATGGTCTCCGGCTCCGCTGACGTGGCAAACCGGCAATATAGCGCCGGCCAGAGAGCTTTGACGGTGGCCCGGTTCGCGGCGCAGGCATTGGTTGCCGTGCTCGCGGCCGGGATTGTGTTTTGAAGCAAGCAATGCAGTGGCCCTCCTGGCGCTGCTGAAAGGATTGGGAAAGATGCTCGGCAAGAACTGGTACGAGAGCAAGACGATCTGGGGCGGGATCATTACTGCCGTGTGCGGCCTGTTGGCCGTGTGCGGGCACGTGATCCCCTCCGCATCCCAAAGCGCCTTGACCGATTCGGCCACGCAGATCGCCACTGCCATCGCTACGGTAGTGGGCTCCGCGCTGGCCATCTACGGTAGGCTCAAGGCTGATAAGGTCATCAAGTAGCAACGGCCCGCGGACTGGGTTCCCCCTGGGCGCGCCTGGGGGAACCCGACCAAGGGCAATACACGAGGCAATGCACATGACAATCTCTATGCGGCTACTTCCGGCAATACTGGGCGTGGGCTTCCTGGCGGAGGCGACGGGCAATCCCGTGGCCGACTCACTGGTCCAGTACGGGGCGCTTGGACTGTGCGCCTTCATGGTGTGGCAAACCTACCGCATGATCGAGCGTCTGGGCAAGACCAACAGGGAGCAGTTCGAGCGTCTCGACAAGTTGCACACGCGGACGCTCGACGTCATAGACAAGTGCCGGAAGTAGTCTTTGTCACAAATAGTGAAGGTAAAAGATGGCCGACTCCGGTGCAATACGTGCGGGCAGGGCCTTTGTCGAGCTTTTCGCCGATGACAGCAAGCTCGTCAAGGGCCTCGCGTCCGCGCAGAAGAAGCTCACCGCCTTCGGCGCTGCCGTCAAGGATATCGGCAAGAAGATGGCCGCCCTTGGCGCCGCCGTCGCCGCCCCCATGATCGCGGCAACCAAATCCTTTGGCACCGCGGGCAGCGATCTTGTCCAGATGAGCGCGCGGACGGGCATAGCGATAGAGGCACTTGGCCAGTTGAAATACGCCGCCGAGCAGACCGGTGTGCAGATTGAGCACCTTGAAACGGGCATCACAGAGATGGAGACGGGCATCAGACAGATGCAGAAGACCCTCTTAAATGCGGCAAAGGGGTCAAAGGATGCCGACCAGTCGCTTGCCATGCTGGGGATCAGCATCAAAGACCTAGCCAACCTCACGCCCGACGAGCAGTTCAAGCGGCTTGCCGATGGCATCGCATCGATCCAAGACCCCACAATGCGGGCCGCGATGTCGATGGAGATTTTCGGCCGCAGCGGAACTATGCTCTTGCCGCTAATCGAAAAAGGGTCTGAAGGCATAGACGCCTACGGCAAGAAGGCCCGCGAGCTGGGGATCGTCCTATCCACGCAGACCGCAGAATCGGCCCACAAGTTCGAGAGCGCCCTGAGTACCTTATGGAGCGTCATCGCGTCCGGCAAGAACGCCATCGGCGAGGCACTCGCGCCGGGATTGACCAGACTTTCCCAGATAATCACCGATCAGATTCAAAAAGTGGTCCTGTGGATCAAGGAGCACAAAGACCTGGTGGTAACAGTGTTCAAGACCGCCGCCGCTGTCGTGGCCGGCGGCATGGCCATCATGGGCCTTGGCTACGCAATCATGGGCGTGGGCAAGGCGTTCGGCATCCTCGGTTCGATCATCAGCGGGACGGTGACGTTGTTCCAGACCATCGGCGCTGTCCTGGCGTGGGCCTGCCAGCCCGCCGTCTTGCTCGCTGCGGCGATCATCGCCCTTGGCGCTTATATCGTCTACGCCAGCGGCGCCGGCGGCAAGGCCCTGTCCTGGCTGGGCGAACGCTTTCAAGACCTCAAAGATGACGTGCTGGAGGCATATAGCGGTATCTCCGACGCCTTGGCAGCCGGCGACATCGGCCTGGCGGCGAGAATCCTGTGGCTGACCTTGAAGATGGAGTGGGTCAAGGGCACCACGTACATCAGCGATATTTGGAATTCCGCCCTCCAGTGGCTTAAGCAGCGTGCGACGGAGGCGTTCTACGGCCTGGTGATGGTGTCCGAAACGATCTGGCATGGCCTGGAAGTCGCCTGGATCGAGACCACGGCGTTCATGTCGGGCGTGTGGACCAACTTCTGCGCGGGGATTCACCAGGCGTGGATGTGGGTGGCCAAGAGCCTCCAGGAGACCTGGAATAAGATCAAGCACGTCTTTGACAGCACCTTTGACGCCGACGCCGCCAACAAAGCAATCGAGGAGCAGTACGGCAAGGCCAAAGACCAGATGTGGACCCAGGCGAAGAAGCACCTGGCCGACCGGGAGCAGGAGCGGAAGGCGCAGCGCGAGGTGTCGGCGGCGAACTACCAGGCCACGATCCCATCGCTGCTCACAGAGGGCGAGGCCCAGAAGGGCAAGCAAGAGCAAGAATTCAACGAGAAGATGGCCGCCAACCAGCAGGAACTTGACCAGGCCCGCAAGGAGTGGCAGGCGGCCGTCAACAAGGCCAGGCGAGAGCGGACGGAGAAGTTTCACAGGGGAGGCCCTGCCCCAGATGCGGATGATTATCTCGCCAAGGCGAAGAAGGCTCTTGGCGGGCTTAACCTTGGCGACATGTCCGGCCAGTTCAAGGCGGCAGGCACGTTCAATCCCGCCGCCGCGTGGGGCATGGCTGGCGGCAACCTGGCCCAGCGGATCGCCACCGCGACCGAAAAGACGGCCTCGAACACGGCGGCATTGGTCAATAAGAAAGTCCAGGACACGGCCCAGTTCAAGGGTGACAATCCCGAAGCCACCTTTGCTTGAGAGATATGTATGGCCGTCAATCCAAATATCACTGTGACCGAAAAATTCCCCAGCCGGCGCAACGGCTACGGGGAACAGACGCGGGTGGAACTGTATTTTATCGTGTCGGGCACCTCCAGCGAGATCGACGCCCGTGACAGCCTCCTGGCCAATTCCGCCGTGCCCTCGACGTATAACGCGGGCGCCATCGCTGGGATAACCAGCGGGCCCGGTTCGTCATCGGCGAATCCGCTTATCCTCCAGCTTCGCCAGGTTGACCTGGAAGAGCCCATGCCGGGAAGCTGGTTCGCGACGTGTGCCTATGGGCTGTTTATCGTGAAGCGTTTTCCTCTGACGGGTGAGGCCTATTACAATTTTGACACCGGCGGCGGGACGCAGCATATCGACTATGGCCTGTCCACCTCGGGCACATATCCAGCCTCCGGCCAGACGGCCGATGACTTCAAGTCCGCGATCAATGTGTCGGGCGATGGCGCTAGTGCCACTATCGGCGGCCTGGATATCACCGTGCCCGTCTTCAATTGGTCCGAGACCTGGTATATCTCCAATACGGCAATCACCGCCGCTTACAAGATGGCCCTCTACACGGCGACGGGCAAGATGAACCTTAACGCCTGGCGCGGCTTCAATGCCGGCGAGTGCCTGTTCCTGGGCGCATCGGGTTCCCAGCGCGGCCGCGATGACTTTGAGGTAACGTTCAAATACGCGTCGAGCCCCAACGTCAGCAGCCTTTCGATCTGCGGCGGCGCGATCACCGTGGCGACCAAGAATGGCTGGGATTATATGTGGGTGCGATCTAAGCCCCAGGTCGTCGGTGGCATTCCGATCCTCCAGCCTGTGGCTGCATACGTGGTCAAGGTTTACCAAAGCATCGACTTCCTGACCTTTGACCCGGCCTCGCTTGCCGGCGTACAGCCTCCCGCAGTCTGGAGTACGGGGGCCGTCCAATGATCGGCG